TATTGTAATGGATTTCAATTTAGTGTTGGGAAAAGAAAAGTGTGGAACGTTACAGGCGCATCTAATCTTGAAGAATTAAGAGAAAGAACCTCAACACACATTCTAAGAAGATTAAAAGAAGACGTTTTAGATTTACCTGAAAAAATTATCACACCTGTTTATTTAAGACTCAAATCTAAAGATTACGAAGAATTAATGGGTGAGTATTTTAATTGGTATGACCAGAACCCTGAAGAGTCTTCTTCACTTACAATTCAGTTTTCAAAATTGATGAAAGTTAGAAAAGTTATTGCTCAAGAAAAAATTAATAACACAATCGAGTTAGCCGAAAACATTATAGAACAAGGTAAAAAGGTTATTATATTTACAAACTTTACCGACACACTAAATCAAATCTATAACCACTTTGGTAAATCTGCGGTTTATTTAGATGGTAGTTGTTCTAAGTTCCACAGACAAAATGCGGTCGATGAATTTCAAACAAACGATAAAATCAAAGTATTTGTTGGAAACTTGAAAGCTGCAGGTGTTGGGATTACTTTAACCTCAGCAGAGGCTGTAATCATGAATGATTTGTCTTTTGTACCTGCAGAACATTCACAAGCAGAAGACAGGTCACATCGTATAGGACAAAAAAATTCAACATCAGTGTATTACCCCCTATTTGAAAATAGTATCGAAGGTGCAATTTACGACATCTTAAATAGAAAGAAAAAAATCATATCAACGGTGATGGGTGATGATACATTTGACGAGGCATCAATAATAGAAGAAATGTTAAATATGATTTCTAGAAACCGATGATATTTATATATCATGGACGTAAATATTGAATATATTGGAGTTGAACCTAGTAAAAGTGATAAAGTTTTAATTAACAATTTTATTTCACAACTTAAAAAAAATTATCCGTTAAAGGATGATATTGATATTCTATTTCAAAATAAAAGAACAGGTACGATGACTACAGGTTCAAGAACCGATAAAAACAAACTTAAAATTTTAGTAAAAGACAGATTAAATCGTGATGTATTAAGAACATTAGCTCACGAATGGTCGCATGAATATCAAAGAACAATTTTGAAAAGAAAAAAAGGAAAAGATATTGGTGGAAAAAACGAGGATGATGCTAGTTCACAGGCATCCCAAGAAATTAAAAAGTTTGAAAAAAATAATAAGGAAATGGAAAAAGTTATATACAAATCTTTTTCAGAACAAATTGAAAAAATTGAAACGTTATTAGAGGTTGAGTCATCAAAGAAAGAATTATTAATTAACGAAATAAAAAAAGTAAGTGTTGATAAACTTCCATATGAATATAATTCCTTAGAAAAATTTATTGATAGTGAAACAATGAATACTCACTACAACAAACATTACAAAGGTTATGTTGAAAAACTCAATGTCGAGTTAGAAAAAATTAAAGGAAAAGATTTAGACCTTGAGGAAATTATAGAAAAGATTTCAAAATTTAATAAGGTTGTTAAAAACAATGGTGGTGGTGCCTTTAATCACGCTTTGTTTTGGAAAATGTTATCTCCGAAAAAACAAGAAATATCCGACCCAATACTTTCTAAAATAAAAAAAGATTTTGGTTCATTTGAAAAATTTAAAGAACAATTTAGTGAAGAGGCTAAAACTAAATTTGGTTCAGGTTGGGCTTGGTTAATTTTAACAAAAAATAATAGATTAAAAATTGTTACAACATCTAATCAAGATAATCCTTTAATGAATACTGAAAAAGAAAATGGTTATCCTCTATTAGGGTTAGATTTATGGGAACATGCATACTACTTAAAATATAAAAATAAACGAGACGAATATATTAAAAACTTTTGGAAAGTTGTGAATTGGGGATTTGTAAACGACCAATATACAACACAAATTAAAAAGAAGTCTGTTTAGATTTGTTTTGATAGGATATTTATATAAAAAAATCTATGTCAACTACAGTTATTATCAACGAACCAGATAGAAGTAAACTTTACAAAAGAATACGTAATCTTTTGGGAGCACCTTTACGTTCAGTAGAACTTGAAGACGAAATGATGGACTCACTATTGGAGTTATCTATTGAGGATTATGAACAACACGTACAAGACTGGTTGATTGAATCTCAATGGACATCGGTTTACGGATTGAATCTTGATGAACAATCTATTACAAGAGCACTATCTACTCGTAGTATGGATTGGGAAACACAATTCACTTATGCATATTCAAAAATTGTAGGTTTACAGGCTGGTGGTGATTGGGTGTTAAAAAAAGATTATATCGACTTAGTGCCGAACCAACAAGTTTATGAAATACCCGCAGGTCGTGAACTTAACGAATTATTGTGGTTTGCAAGACCTGAATTGGACGCGGCTTACTTTGACCCATTCATGGGTGGATTTGGGGGTTTTGGTGGTATCGGTTTAGGTGGTGGTGCCGGTTTTTCACAAATGGGAACAACGGGTAATTATTTTATTACACCAGCATTTGACATTCTTTTAAGAATGGCAGACATTCAAATGAAAAGAAGAATTATTACAGGTGATTTAACATATAGAGTTACCGCATTACCTGAAGGAAAAAAAGCAATTCACTTGATGAATGTACCTGGTGGTAAGTTTGATTTTGGTAATATGAAACGAAATGACTATCGAGTTTGGTATTGGTATTATGATACTTACGATAGAGAAGATTGTTTGGCTAAAAACCCAGACGTTATTAGACTTCCTTCTGATGTTCCATTAGATAAATTAAGATGGGATAAACTTAATCCACCCGCACAAACGTGGGTTAGAAGATGGTTCACTGCATACTGTAAAGAAACTTTAGGAAGAGTTAGAGGTAAGTTTAGTGGTAATCTTAAAACACCCGATTCTGAGTTAACAATGGATTACACTTCTTTAGCAACAGAAGCAAAAGATGAGAAGGCAATGTTATGGGAAGAACTTAAAGCAAGACTTGAAAGATTACGTCCAGAAAAAATGATGGAACAAAAGGCTTTACAAGCGGAGAACTTAAACAAATTATTAAAGTTAAGAGCCTTCCAAAGCCCATACACAGTAATTTAATTTTTATGTCAGTATTTAGGTCAATACCATCGAGAAGAATAATCAATGGACATGAGATAACAACCTCAGATGTTGCGGTCGTTACAAATAAATCCTATTCAACAAATGGGGAGTCGGCGATTGTAATAAAAGATATTGATTCCTGTGATTTATTTTTAAATTCAAAAACGACAGACCACGTTGTCATCAAAGCTCTCACAAAAGTAAATGTAACTGCGGATTCTTTAATTGATGAGGAATTTGATATTATTGAGTTAGATAAAGGTGCCTGTGTTGAGTATAGAAAAATAGGTGACTATTGGTATATTTTATCTTCTGATGGATTGAAAAACTCTTAGTCGAAACTAAGAGCCATCAAATCACCATCAACATCAAATTCATAATATTCATCAGCATCTACTTTCTTTTGTTGTTGGACATATTGTTCCATTAGACTTCTGTTATTTTCAACCCATTCAGTGTCTACTAAATCGACCGTTCCTTCCAAATACATATAGTAAGGGTCAATACCTACATTTTTCCAAAACGTTAATTCTGTATCAGATAATGTTAATACTTCCTCTAACGTATCTTGGTGAGCCTCTTTCATAGGATAACCACGTACTAATTCAGTTTGTGTTTTAGTAAATATAGGTCTATCTTTTGGGTTTTCAATTAAAATGTCTTCTCTAATTTCAGGTTTATAAACAACAAGTAATGGTTCAATTCTTTTATTAAATGCCGCCAAATATCTCGGAACATTATACTCACCTAATAAATCGGGATTCAATTCAATGTCACGTTCATCAATCAAATAACAATTCAAAACTAATTCATCTTTTTTCTTTTGAACGTCCCCATGAGATTTCTTTTCACCATTATTAACATAGAAGATTGTATCACCAAGACCAGGATTTTTACCTTCTTTAATTAAAAGTTCCATATGTGCTTGACGGGACATCATATTACCCGCTTTTGTGGTTTTAGTGATATGAACTTTGTAATCATCTATTGATTGTTTAACACGTGCTTTGTTTGCAATCTTAGCCAAAGGAATTTGTCTGTTATATAGTTTGTCCACATATTCATAGTAGAAGTCCAAGAACTCACCACCCTTACCATCTAATAACATTCGAAGACCTGTATCCAAAAACTCAGCAACATATGTTTGAAGTTTTTTAGATTTAATTGTATTACCGGTAAGTTTTACTTTACCCTTGTCTGTAAGAAGTGCGTAGTTTTTACGAGCCACGTTTATAGTTGAAGGCCAAACCCCATCAATATCTAATCCCATCTCACCTCGTAAAAATAAATCGTTGTATTCTGCGACATCCGCTTCAGCACCAACATATTCTTTACCTTCTTTAACAAGACCGTTCAAACCTTTACCAATGTACTTATACGATTCCCTATCTTGTGGTGTTTCGAAGTTTACACCGTCCGTGTCCATTACAAGTGGAACATAACCTCTTTTCATAAAGAACATAATCATCTGTCTTAGATATTGTCTACCAGTACATGTAATCTGTTCACCCATATCGATATCACCCCACGGAAATACTTGTGGTGCGGATAATGAACCAAAGAATGCGTTGATGAAGATTTTAATTGGTAATTGTTTTCGGTCATAAGAAATTGCAAGTTTAGGGTCAATAGACTTATATTCACTCGCTAAGTTCTTATATTTGATACGAGTATCACGGAAATACTTTAACATACTTTTCATTGCTCCTGTTACGTCACATTTAGGGAATACGTCGTGAACCAACTGAATAGATGGGTATAGTGAAGAGTAGTCAAGTTTCAATACGTTTTTAGAGAACCCAACCTGAACCAAACGAGAAAGACCTCCTGTAAACTTTCTTTTCTCTAATTTTCTTGGTAACGCTAAATTATGTTTATATGACCATGCGGACATAATCATTTTCCATAACGTTGCGGTTCCCATCGTTGAAAGTCTTTCATAGGTTGTTGGTACAAGTTTGGACAATAAGAAGTTTGCTTGGTTGAATTGTTCGTCAACCACCATTGTTTCATAAAGGTCATCGTCCAAGTAGTCTTCAATAATTTTTGAACCTGTAACTAATTTATATACATCATCCCTTCTTTTACATACCTCATCTATTTTTGAATCAAACCCAACTTTTTTATAAGCTCCGTTTTCTTTGTTCATCCAATATTCAAAATTATCAAAATAGATTTTACCAATCTTATCGCCTTCAACATAAACACGATTTGGTTTTTCTGCTTCAATAAATTTGGTAATATACTTCAAAGACCAACTCTTAATATCTGAGTTGATTGCTTGTGCTCTACGAACAGCATGTGCAATATCCACAATGTTATATCCCCACATCTGAGTCTGAACGTATGGTTCCATTTCGTTTGCTAACTTTAGGATACCATCTTTTTGTTTCAGTGTATAATCGGGATGTAAGGTCTTGCAGATTTTTTTGATGTTAACTTTTAATATCTCAGCTCTTTTCAAAATAAATGGGAAGTCAAAGAATGCTGAGTTGTAACCCCCAATCAAAGATGGTTTTAACTCATCAATAGTCTTAAAGAAGTCGACAATCATTTGTCGTTCTTCATCTTCATTTTGTGCCGATAATAATTTTAGAAAACCACGATTGTCTTTCATCCCTATCAAGAATATCTTACTTGTTTTGGGGTCAAGACCTGTGGTCTCGATATCGAATACAAACCTGTGGATTTCATCGTATTCATCAAAACCTTTGAATAGTCTTTTACTTTTTTGAATTAAGTATTGTTCGACAGGTGATAATATTTGAATTGAGTCTGTGTTGTCTCTACCCCACGGGTCTAATCCACCACCCTTAAAGAAGTTTACAAGATTGGAATATGACTTGGTTGTTTTAACCAAATACTTTAATCCGTTTTCTAAACGTTCATCATCGTGAGTATCAAGTCTTTCTATGATAATACCATTTTCACTCATCGCACGTTTTTGTGCGTGTTTATCGTTCTTGTAAAAGTTTTTACCTTTCAAGTCACCAACCCAAGCAAATGGAATAAATGTGTCGGGGCGTAATAATTTACCCTTAACTGGGTCTTGTATTACTTTATAAATCTTTGAGGATTTGTAATCGTATTCGAGTGATACGATATATTTTTCGTCGTCTTCGCCTAATAGGAAGCGTTCAATTTCTTCTTGTGGAACCATATTTTATATTTTTAATTTT